CGTGGCTATCGATGCGTACCTCCTCCTCGCTTGGTTAGTGTTGGTGATGACCTGTGGCCTACCCGTTGTATTGGTGTGGGTCATCAGAGGTTGTAAAGCGCCTAAGCTGGGACAGCTTAGGAAGCTCTTTGAGGCTAACGGGAAGGTGAGGGTGGTCGCAGTCACAGACTGGTGGACTCAAGCTTTGCTTCATCCACTCCATAACGGGTTGTACGAATTACTTCGTGCAATACCCATGGACGGTACCTTCAACCAACTCGCGCCCATTGAGCGGCTCCGGGACTTAAGGCCCCAGAGTACTCTACATTCCTTTGACCTTTCCGCCGCAACAGATAGATTGCCCGTAGCCCTCCAAGTCCAGGTGCTTTCAGCACTTGGCTTCCACGCGTCGGGAGCGTGGGCTCTCCTCCTAGTAGGGAGAGAGTGGTGGTTAGGACCAAAGTCGATACGGTACGCCGTCGGGCAACCCATGGGAGCTTACTCCTCATGGGCCATGCTAGCCTTGACCCACCACGTGGTGGTACAGGTTGCTGCCGCGCGCGCTGGGTACGTTGGTATGTTCCCATACTATGCTGTGCTAGGCGATGACTTAGTCATCGCTGACGCACAAGTAGCCAAGAACTATCAGGTGCTCATGAGCTATCTAGGTGTTCCAATCAACCTAAGCAAAAGCTTAGTTTCTGAAAGGACCCTGGAGTTCGCCAAACGATGGGTGCACTTCGACCATGGTGAGTTATCTCCCATTGGATCCGGAGTGCTCCTCGGGTGCGTGCGCAGCCCTCGGATGTTACCCATGTTGATAGCGGAACTGGCCAACAAAGGCTATACCTTTTATCCAAGCGTTGTGAAAGGGCTCTTCAGTGTATTCCTGTTGAGTTTACTAGCACTCGGTCCTTCGGGAGGCCACTGGAAAGGAGGCCAGGTGAGCACTTTCGTGCAAGCCTGGATCGCATCCTTCTCAATGGATGTTCCTCCCGTCAGAGCTCTACACATCGTGCACGAAGCCTTGCTTCGTGTCGCGATACATAAAGTTAACCGAGCGGTTGTGAAACGCAAAGAGGCGCTTGACCAGTTCTTCCAGAACTGGGCCAAGTTTACCATCCTTGGTGACACGCTAGTAAGGGGAGCTCTTTCTGTCCCCTTAATGCTAGTTGCGCCTGGTGTATGGGCACACCTGTGGGCACTGAAAGCAGAGCTTTCAGTGTCCTTCCGTCACGGGATCCCTGGCCCTGATGGAATTGACCCGGCAGACTTGCTCAGAATGAGCAAGGAGGTTCTTGGCGACGTGTCAGCGCTACGCTGGAGCGAAAGAACAGCTGTACTGGACTTCCTAGAGAACCAAAAGCTTTTGCTTGAGGCCATCTCCGAGGTCAAAGACCTCGACTCGCGTGATCTGGAAGCCGCAAGAACGTCTCCTTCTGTCTATCCGATATCAACCCGCAGGGTTGAGACCCGCGTAACGAAAGTTACAGAGTGACCATGCG